ACACACCGTCTTGCTTTTTCTACAACAGATAATGGAACATGGGGCGGAGGTGTTGAATACACTACCGGTGTAACTGTAACCGGAAGTCCGGGCACTGATGGTAAAACAACTATAAATGTTGCACCTGTTAGAACGACAGGCGCGCCTTTGTTATTTTATTATTGTATTAACCACAGCGGTATGGGTAATGTTGCTCAGACCGTCTCACCTACATCCGAAGAGACTGCATTTAATCCACAGATAGATGACATCATAGAAGAAGCATTTGAGAGAACCGGAGTTAGAGGTGCAAGAACTGGTTATCAATTAAAATCTGCAAGAAGATCTTTAAATATATTATTTCAAGAATGGGGCAATAGAGGTATTCATCTATGGAAAGTAAAATTAGCTAAAGTTCCCTTGGTAGAAGGACAAGCAGAATATAATTTTGCATCTGATTCAGAAAATTTTCCACAAGATATAGACTCAGTATTAGAAGCTTATTATAGAGATAACAGCGTAACTACCTCTCCTGAAGACATTGCACTTACAAAAATTGATAGATCTCAATATTCACAAACACCTAATAAATTAGCTAAAGGTACGCCATCACAATATTACGTGGAGAGAAAAATTAATCCAAGTATATTTTTATACACAACACCAAGTTCAAGTGTATCAAGTTCAACAACACCAACTAATTTTCAATTTTGTTTTTATTATTTATCTAAAATTCAAGATGTAGGAGCTTACACCAATACATCTGACGTGGTTAACAGATTCTACCCTTGCATGATGTCTGGTCTTGCATATTATCTAAGTCAAAAATATTCACCAGACATGAGTCAAGAATTAGAACGTAGATATGAAAGTGAATTATTAAGAGCTCTTGATGCAGACAATCAGGGTACATCTACTTTCATTTCACCACAAACATTTTATGGAGATGGAGTATAATGGGTAAGTACGCATCAGGAAAATACGCTTTAGCTATTTCTGATAGATCAGGTATGGCATTTCCGTATGATGAAATGGTTAGAGAATGGAATGGATTTTTAGTTCATACTTCAGAATATGAATCAAAACAGCCGCAACTACAACCAAAACCAGTTGGTTCTGATCCACAAGCTTTATATAATCCAAGACCGCAACCTGCATCTAAAACAAGTTTAATTCTTTTAAGTAACAATCCTTTTACAACTGTTATTTATAGTGGAACAACTTATGTAAATGTTTTTTCAAAAGACCACCAACGAGCTGCAGGCTCTATTGTAAGATTTAGAGGAGCACCTGTTGTAACAGCTGCAGGTCCAGGTGGAGCTGATGCTGATGATATAAAAAATTTACAACAATTTGCAACCATTCCTACATTTGATAATGTTAGTGATTTAAACAACACATCTGGTTTTACAATCGCACTTGGACAAATAGATTCTGCAGGTAATGTTACAGGAGCTACAACGACAGACTCTTTAACACAACCAATAAATTATTTTCACATAACCAGCACTAGTAATGCTACATCAGGTGGTATATCAGGTGGTGGAGCAAATTGTTCTGCAGGACCAGTAACATTAGGAGTTGTAAACGGATAATGGCATACACTTTAGCAAATTTACAAACAGATATTAGAAACTATACAGAAGTGAGTAGTAATGTTCTATCTGACACTGTGTTGAAAAGATTGATTATAAATGCAGAATTAAAAATACACAGAGCAATTGATACTGATCAAAGTGTATTTTACGCTACATCAAATTTAATTATTAATAATAGATATGTAACTATTCCTTCTAATTTAAGATTTATAAGATATGTTCAATTAAAAGATTCAGCAGGAAATCAACACTATTTAGAACAGAGAGATACAAGTTTTATGGCAGAATATTATTCTACACCAAGTACAAATTCTGTAGATATTCCTAAATATTATGCAAATTGGGACGAAGAATTTTGGATGGTAGCCCCCACTCCTGATAAAACTTATGAAATTACATTAGCCTATGATAAAGAACCAGATACAATAACAGATACAGAGTCAAATCCTCCTTCTCCTCCTTCTATTACAGGAACTTATTTATCAAATAAGTATTCAGACTTGCTTTTATACGCGTGTTTGGTAAATGCATATGGATACTTGAAAGGTCCGCAGGATATGTTACAATACTATCAGGGCGAATATAGTCAAGCTCTAGAAACGTACGCTCTCGAGCAAATTGGGAACAGACGCAGAGACGAATATCAAGATGGTGAAGTTCGGGCTCAACTTAATGTCAAACCACCATCGAGTTATGGAAAATAAATAGGAGAAAATAAAAATGGCAAACGTAGTACCTTATTCATTCGCACAAGAATTGTTAAAAGGAACACATAACTTCACATCTAACACTATAAAGTTAGCTTTGTACGAAGCTGGATCCGGAGCACCTTATACTGTTTCAAGCACAGCTTATAGTTCAGGAACAGCCAATCAAGTTGGAACTTCTGGAACTGGTTATACAACTGGTGGAAACACTTTGACTAATCCAGTTGTTGCAAACCAAACAAATGTTGCAACTTTAACTTTTGATCAAACGCAGTGGTCATCAGCAACTTTTGGTGCAGCTTATGGAGTTATATATAATAATTCAGCGTCTGATAAGTTAGTTGTTGTTTTAGATTTTGGTGGAACAAAATCTTGTTCAAACGGAACATTTACAATCACGTTCCCAAGTACAAGTTCAGGTACACCTGCTGGAACAGATTCGCTTATTAGTATAACATCGTAGTAGGAGAATAAAATGGCTTTGGTTTTAAACGACAGAGTAAAAGAAACTAGTACAACACAAGGCACAGGTGATATTACACTTGCAGGTGCTGTAAGTGGTTTTGTAACATTTAATAGTGGTGTTGGAACTTCTAATACGACTTACTATTGTATTTTTGAACAAGGCACGAATAATTTTGAAATAGGTGTAGGAACTCTTTCAGCTTCTACAACTTTACAAAGAACTACGGTTATTACAAATTCTGCAGGTAACACTTCAAAAATTAATTTCAATACAGGTGGTTCAAGCACACTTGATGTATTTTGCACTTTTCCTGCAAGTAAAACAATGGATATGGTATTAACAACACAAGGAGATATGCCATACGCATCAGCAGCAAACACACCTGCACGTCTAGCATTAGGATCAGCTGGACATATTTTACAGGTAAACTCTGGCGGAAATGCTCCCGAGTGGGCAGCATCAACTTCTGTTAGTTCTGGATTCGTGATTGCAATGTCAATCGCACTTTAGTATAAGGAATAAATATGGCTCAAAATTTTAAAAACTACATTCAAAGAAACATAGGGACATCAGCAGTAGATCTTTTAGGTGGAGCTACCAACAGTATTGATTGTTTAATTAGTGTAAGATTAGCTAATACTACAACTTCAACAATAAACGTAGAAGTTTATATTGAAAGAGGTGGATCTAATTATTTTTTAATTAAGAATGCGCCCATAGTTAGTGGTGGATCTCTCGAGCTTATTGATGGGGGCAGTAAAATTGTTCTTGCTTCTGGAGATCAACTGTTTGCTAAATCAGATACGGCATCATCTTTAGATGTAGTGGTAGGCGCAGTAGATGATATAAGTACGTAAGGAGAATCATGGCTTATTTAGGAAACGCTCCAAAACAAAATTTAAATACCATGAACTCTCAACAGTTCAGCGGTGATAATTCAGAAACAAATTTTACACTTTCACAAAGTGTGGCCAACACTGCAGAAGTAGAAGTTTTTGTGGGAAATGTTAGACAAGATCCATTTTCAGCTTATTCAATATCTGGTGGTACAACTTTAGCTTTTACAGCAGCACCTCCAACAGGAACTAATAATATCTATGTAGTGTTCCAAGGTAAATCAGTCGGTAATGTTGAACCAGGAGCCAATAGCATTCAAGCAGGAATGATTTCTGCAATCAACGGTGGATATAAAAACCTAGCAACAGTTTCAGAATCAATAACAGTTTCTGCAACAGATAACATGATGTTATGTGGTCCAGTATCTTTCACAGGCACAGTAACAGTTAATGGGACATTGACGGTAGTATAATGGGAACTTTATTTGTAGATAATCTTAAACATCAATCTTCACAAGGCAGTGGTACAATTACTATTGGTGCATCTGGTGAGACTATTAAAGCTGCGAGTGGTGCAACTAATAATATAGGTATAGGGTTAGCAGACCAATGGAGAACTTCAGCAGATGCTAATTATGATAATGGAGACGTTATTACTAATAATTGGGAGAGAGTTGATAGTGTTATGTGGAATGCTGCTTATATTGGCAGTGCTTTAACACAATCAAGTGGTGTTTTTAATATTCCAGTCACAGGTATGTATTTAATTAATTTTAATTTTAAAGGTTTTCATCCATCAACAACATTTTCGTTTATGGAAATAGATACTGAATATGACAATGGAAGCGGATATGCAATCTGTTCAAGAGTGGCTACTGAAAACTATAACAATGGAAGTGGTGCTCCACAAAATTTAAGTTCTTCGTTTATGATAAATGCTAGTGATAGCACAAGAAATTTTAGATTTAATTTTAATACTGATAATAATGGTTATACTATAGAAGGAAATACATCAAGAAGTGAAACTGGTTTTCAAATTATAAGAGTAGGAGATAGTCAATAATGAGTAGAGATTATTTTCAACAGGCATTACACACTTTTAATACTAATACACCTAATTGGTATGGTTGGAAAACACATGATACTGATGGAAATAAAATTCCTGATTCTGAACGTATGCAATATAAACACATTAAGATTATTAAAAATGGTGCGGTTATACCTACCGAAGAAGAAATAAATGTAAAGATACAAGAATTAAAAGATGCTGAACAAGCAGTAATAGATAAAAGAGCCTCTGGTAAACAGAAGTTAAAAGATTTAGGATTGGACGACGCAGAAATTAAAGCGTTAATGGGGGCATAATGGGAACAATTAAAGCAACTAATATAGAACCAATAGCTGACAACGGCACAGTAACCCTGGGTAGTTCTGGGGATACGATTACTGTACCAACAGGTGTTACAGTTGGTGGTGGTATATCCAACACCCCAGCTTTTGAGGCAATCATGTCAACAACAAGTCAGTCTATTTCTCATGCAACGTTTACTAAAATACAAGTTGATACTAAAATTTTAGATACAGATACTGCTTATGATAATACCACTAATTATAGGTTTACTGTTCCAAGTAACAAAGGCGGTAAATATTATTGTTTTGGTCAAGTTAGAGGTGGTGCAAATAATAGTAGCGATTTAAGATATTTTGATACATCAATTAGATTAAATGGAAGTAATAAACTTATTTCTGAAAATGATTTTAGAGATAGTTATTCAAGAGCACATGGAATAAATGTATCAGGTATTTTAGATTTATCTGCTGGAGATTATTTAGAATTATGGACTTATATGCATGATAATGATGGTTCAGGAGAATTTGCATCTGGTAACGCGACAGCATTTAGAAGTTGGTTTGGTGCATATAGATTAATAGGAGTATAATGGCAGGAATAATTAAAGTAAATCAGTATCAAGACTTCAATGGTAACACACTATTTACCAGTGATGGTAGTGG